CCTTGAGTAGATAAACCAGAAGATAATACTAGGAATGATCCATTATATTCGATTGGAGTTGCACCTTGAACAGTAACCCAATCATTAGGAGAATAACCATGAGGTTCTGCTGTTGCAACAATACACTTATCATTAGGAGCATCATAAGTGATACTTGTTATATTAATAGTTGGAGCTGATGTGACATTCCATTTCTTTGGAGTACCACCATCATCTAAACCAATACCCTCAACATTACCATAAGTTGCCATCTTACCATCATTTAATGCAGCAGCAGATAATCCATGAGAGTGACCCAATGCTACTCCACCACCTCCATTTGGTTCAAATGGTATAACATTTGCTCTTGTTTTAGAGTAAGTCACACCGTACTTATCAGAAGGTGATCCACCAAATTCAACAGCCAATGCCTCATCTGGTTCAGATGATAGTATATTATGAAAATGTTCTATTGGTCTTGAAAATATATGATCTTCAATTGGACCAAGAGTTGTTGAAACACTTCCAGTAATGTATGTAGATATATCTGCTTGAATACCAGTATAACCAGTTGTCTTAACGTTACCTATATCAAAGAATAATCCACCATTTAATAACTGGTTCTGTGCAATATACCAAGTACCACCAATCTGTCCAACTGTATTGTTTAAAGCATTTTCTATTGTAGCAGATCCTAAACCGTCTACTGAACCAAAACCTGCGACTATTCTTTCTCTATAATCTGGTAAGAAGAACGTTCCTACATTAAGTGGAAAATCTCTGAAAGTAAAACTCTTATATACCTGAATATTAGGATGAACAGTACCACCACCAGTGAAGTTAACAGTAGCTTGTGGTAATGTGGAAGGATCTACTCCATCAGGAAATACTACCTCATAACAGAACTCATTAACAGGAACCTGTGCTATAACAACTTCTGTTGGCTCTTTAGTTTGATAATAATTATTAAATTCAAATACACCTGGTCCTATTGATCCAAATCCTATGCCAACACCAAACTGAGCACTGACCTGAGAACCAGATCCACCAAAACTATTGCTTAAACTAACAGTAAATCCTACTGGATCCTTACTTAAAACAGTAGTATTAACTGGAAGTGTTACTGTACCATTATTTCCCATCAATTCTATTACATCACCAACATTCATCTTATTAATCTCTATTGATGGTATACCAGTTATATCTGGTGAACCAGCAGAAATATTACCAGTAAATTGCGTTGTTTGTCCTATAATTCTTACAGATGCACCATAAGGATATGGCATCTTGATTGAAGGAGTTACATTAGGATCTCTATAAAAATTTAAAAATGCTTTATCATTAATCCAAAATAATTTTCTTAATCCACCAGGAGATGATGATTGTAATGGAGAATAACTTGTGTTACCACCGTAAGTATTACGAACTGCTTTGTATAATATAGGATAATCTCTAATATTTAATTCTCTTCCATCACAATAAAGATATCCTTCATGTGAATACTCTTCTGTCTCATTCGCTGCACCAGAATTTACATCAACAAGAACAGGCAATATAGTGCCAGGTGGTTGATGTTGACCTCCCTTATCTTGGTAATAATTCTGAAATCTATCGCGATATGTAACGGTCATTAATATTTAATTAGAAATTCTTGGACGATATAAGGTTGAACAAATGAATCTGCTTTGTTCTCAGAATTAACAGCAATACTAATAGTTGATTTCACATCAATAGCAGGTATGAATGATGGATTTGTATTCACAACATATGTATGATTGGTAGCACTGAAATTAACAAAATGACGGTGAGTACCATCATTACCAGTAGCCTCAGTTTGAGTAACAGTATTGTTAATAGCACCATAATAATCCTGAGTTGTACTATCAGCAAATGAATCATAAGGTACGTTCAAATCTGTATAGTTAGGAGCTAAAGTTTGCAATCCGTCTTTTGGGTTAGCATTAAATCCACCCAACCAACAACCTGGCCAACCTATTCCTTCACATTTTACAGCAACAGTTCCTGTGTATGTAATAGTACCATAAGTAACTGTTTCTACACTACCAGAATCACCACCACAACCACTATTCTGTCCACTCCAAACTGGCCACTGACCAGCATATCCTGTTGGTATCAAACATTGGTTAGAAGATAAAAATTCACAACCACTAAAACATCCATTATAATATGTTCTTCTACAACCACCAGCAGATTCTGATTGTGTTACATTTGCTAATCTTTGTCTAGTAGCATTCAAATAACATAATTCTTGTCTAGTATTTTCTGACCATTCTTGAACACACAGTGTAGATTTCCTAACGTATGAGTTTTTAGCAAACATTGCAAACTCATTACCAACAGCAGATGCTACTCTAGTTCTAGTTCCATCATGGAAGTGAGCATGTGGCATGATTGCAGTTTGTAATACATCTATACTTTCTGTATAGTTACCAGTAGTTCTAGTAAATCCTGGTTGACCTGTAATCTCAATAGATTGTGCTGGTAAGAAGAAGTTACCTTGATATAATATCTCGTAAGATGTTCCTATATTACTCTGAACATCTAATCCTACACCAGATTTAACAATAGTATTTGGTGGATCATTATCATCTTCAAGATAAAGATCAATATAATCCCCTAAATTAGCACCACTAGATGCTCTAATCTTCTTAGATCCTAGATCTGGTAATTGAAACTGATTATCTAATAATGTTTGAGTTGGTTTTCTATATCTAGATAATTGTCCAACTCCTAATATCTCTGCTAATTCTGGAAATATTTCAGCAGAATATATCCCACCATCACATCTTAAATATCCAGCAGGTAATTCATCTCTATTATTCTGATCATCTGGATCATTTGATGTTAATTGCTTTGACCAATTTAAGATTGTACCTGTACTAGTACCTATCTTTGATTTTTCTCTTTGATAGAATACTGCCATTAATATGCCCTCATTATTATCAGAGTTGTTAGTGACGGTGTATTAGGATTTACTTGCACACTTAATGCTTTGTCAACACTCGTTGGAGCTATAGTTCCTGTCGTCATATTATTTATGAGAATAGTGCTAGGAACTCTCATCTGACCCTTATTCATGCTAACATCAATCGTGAAATGATTGTGTGATGCAAACGCATCTTGATTGTAAACATCTGCTTGATGGTTCAATGTAACTGGATAAGGATATAATTCTCCATCACCAGCAGTACCACCAGTTCTTGCAGGATCTACATCAGCATCTGCTGTATAATAATTTTTTTGACCCATATAAGATCCCACTGGAGGAAATGGAGCTGTTACTGCTGGCATCTGTTGGTTAATAATACAAGTATTTGGATCATTATAACTACCATTATTCAAAGGATCACCAGTATTACCATATCCTGCAACAACTCTATTACCAGGAGGAATTACAGGAAGATCAGTTGCAGCATTTGTAAAATCTCTCCATCCTGACATATCTGGTAAAGATTGACCAGCTTCATCAAACCAAGTAACTCTTTGTGTACCTGACAAGAATACGTCTGCGTTAGCTTCGTTAGGATTAACTCCTATTGCACTAGCAGTACTCCACTCACCATCCTGTGTCTCATAATTTCCTGGTTCAAATAATCCTACATAACCACCTGAATTAATAGTAGACGGATACTTATCAGTTTCTGGTTGTTTATGACTATGAGATGGAGTATGGTCAATACCCATTTTTCTAGGAATAACTCTAACTGTATCAAAATAAACTGGATCTTGAACTGAAAGTCCTGTAATCTTACCTGCTAACTCACCATCTGTCTCAATAGAAAAATTAACATCAATATATGATACAATATTTGTCAATGGAGAAGCATCAGCACCATTCTCTGTAACATATGCACCTATTACTGCCATCTCTTCTGGTGCAACTCTTGATGATTCAATATCAACAAGAGCAGTCTGATTCAAATTAGGTAATGTAAATAAATCCGTATCTTCATAAGCAGGATAAGAATTTAATATTCCTACTGGTGGTCCACCTGCTACCTGATATGGACCATATGTATTACCTAGTAACTGTGCAAGTAATGGATATTCAGTTGCTTTAATTGTTTGACCACTACACACAATCCATCCTTTTGGAACAGCATCAATAGTCAATGCCGATGAACTGGAAGATCCAGTCCAAGGCATTATTGTTCCTATAGGAGAAACTTTTGATGATTTTATCCTGTTATAACTTGCCATTGATTAAACCTCCATTAACCACCAACCAAGAACAGAAGTTGGAATACCAACTTGAGCATTACTATCAGTAGGTCCGAGGAATATCAGAGCAAATGCAGCATTTGCAGTCTGGACAACCAGTTCACCCGAAGGATAAGGTGTAATCCTATCACCAAATAGTGTTCCTGTACCATCTCCTTGTATTGGAGTTCCACTAGATTCAGGTGTTCTTAAGACCAAAGTTGTATTGTAATTTAGATTACCACCAACTTCAACTATCCTTACCACATCTCCTGTTACAGGAGCATCTGGTAATGTTAGAATTAATGTAGAAGTAGATTGAACATTGACTGTGTATACAATGTTAGCAATCAATTGTAAATCAGCTTCTAATGATGCAGATGATAAGTAACGTGTGTGTCTACCACCAGTTGCAGTGTAGAAGTTATCAACACCAAATGAACTTATTGAGTTATCCTGTCTAATTGCGAACTTCTTAGTTCCACTAGGACCGAGGTTCTGAATGGAAAGTTGTTCAAATGATGTAGAAGGATTTGTTGCTGCTTCACCACTAACTGTAAATGATTTCTCAGAACCAGCATTACCTAAGTTATCAACAAAGAATGATGGTGTGTTATTATCTGGGTTGAGAAGAACGTTTTCTGGGTCACCACCCTTGAATAGATAGAAGTCACCTCGTGATACAACACCAGCGTGCCATGTCATCAATCCAGAGTGATCAGCGTGACCATCATCGTTGATGAATGAGAACATTCTAGTCTGATTAACAGAGTCAAAGATCTCAATACTACCACCAAGCAATCTTAGATCTTCAGAAACATGAAGACCACCAGTTCTGAATGGAATAGCACCATCTCTAACCTGCTCATTCATCACTGACTGATGAACTACTCCTTCTAATCTACCTCCAACAGCACACCAGAATACAGAGTTGCCAGTTGCATCAGCGAACACAACCCAGTTGAGATAATCAAGTTTTTGCTGTACAATATATCCTCTATCAATAATAGTAGAGTTATATGTGGAAGCAGCACCAGATTTAATTCTAGTTCTTTCCTCAGAATCAATTACGTTAGCAAACTCTTTATGTTTAATAAGTCTCTTAACAATGTTACCACTTGTGAATACTGCATTACCAGGATCAAATGGTTTGTCAGTATATAATCCATCTCCTGCCTGTTCAATAACAAGTGTTGGGTTAGCACCTGTAATTACATTAGTAACCTTACCAACAATGAAGTCACCGATACCAGTTGCAGAAGCAGTTGATGTACCAACAAATACTATATCATCAACTACAAATGCTCCAGAACCAACACCAAGACTATTAACTGGAACCTGAACTGAACCACTTGAACCTGTGGCAGTACCATTGACTGTTGTGTTAGGACCACCAGCAGTATCGACCATTGGATCGAACCAGAAACTATACATTAATGGAATAGCACCAGCATCAAATGCTGTCTCTATAGCAGCAGTATTAGTGTAAGTAGTTACTCCATCACCAAGAGAAGCAAATACTAGATCTAATCTACCATAATGTGTTCCGATATGAGTTGTACCAGTACATGTATCAGTCTCGAATGTAGTAACATCGTTAC